CTATATGGTTCAGAAGGGAATGGGGATCACCGGCGAACGGCTGGGCATGGCCGACCCATCCGGGAGAATGCACTGGTACAAGCTGGATGACTACGGCAGGACATGGCGCGTTTGGGATTCCGTTCCTTATTACGAGCAGAGGGAGGCGGTGAAGTGGGAATGACACGGGAAGAAGCTATAAACAAGCTGGAATATCTGATAAATTCGCCCGTTGGGCGCGAAGAAATAGACGAAACCTGTTATGAGGTGATGGATTATCTTTCAGCGCAGGAGCCGAGGGTGATGACGCTGGATGAGTTGAGCGAGAAAACGGATGTCTGGTTTGAAAGTTTAGTGTATGATACGATTGCCCCGGCGCTGTCATCTGGTTCATATGATGATGGGACTGTTGGATTAATGACGTTAGAAGAAGAATCGTTTTATATGGATGAAGCGGATTATGGCACGAAGTGGCGCTGCTGGACATCCCGCCCGACAGACGAGCAGAGGGAGGCGACACCATGGATATGAAACAGGTATCCAAAGAAGGCCAGCTGTTCATTTATCGCAACGGTGATAAATATGAGATCGGAAAGATCAAGAGCTTTGCCAGAGATGGTGCATTCGTTTACTACTCCAGCGGAGAAACCGCAGCCAAGACCCCGTTCGACCTGATGCACCCTCTGGTCAATGAGTATTGCATCGGCGAGACCAGCCTGGGCGGGAGCATGAATTAGGAGGTACATCATGGAAAAGGTGAAGAAGAACGATGTCATCCAGATCAACGAGAAGTTCAAAGGCACCGGCTGGATCGGATGCCTGATGATCGTCGATGAGGTCAAGAGCTGGGGCGTCCAGGCATACCTCCATGTCCCCATGCAGGGCGACGCATATCTGCGCATCAAGCACGGCGAGTACGATGTGATCGGCATGGCCGCGATGGTGGCCAAGGGGGATGAGTAGGATGGCTGAATTCCAGGATGTGATGCGACAATGGGTAAGAGCAAGAAAGGCGACAGCAAGCAGTTGCGAAGAGAATGTCCTATCTGTATACCCGCTTGAAACGTATGACGATGCGTTGATAGCAGATATAGAGCGCAACGTGATGCAATGGGCCGCAGACCACCCGGAGCCGGTTTATCCGACGTGGGGAGAGTGGCTTGAAAAGCAAGGCGTCGTAAAGACGGTTCTTTCACCGCGTTATGAGGAGAATGGAGCGTCGTATTATACGCCTATGTACGAGATAACGAATCCCATTCCCGGCGACATCGCGGAGAAGCTGGGTCTGAAGCCGAAGGAGGGTACAGAATGGGAGAATTGAAACGTGGATTCTTTGGCATTGGTATATTCCATGCCAAGAACGAAGAGAACATCGGAACGCTCTGGCGTAGTGCGGCGATCCTTGGCGCTGACTTCATTTTCACCATCGGCAAGCGGTATCGTCATCAGTGCACCGATACCATGCGGACGCCCAGGCATATCCCGCTGTACAACTACTCAGACTATGATGATTTTTTCAAGCATATCCCCTACAACTGCCCCGTCGTTGCAGTCGAGCTTGCGGACAACTCCATTCCCCTTGAAGAGTTCACCCATCCTGCACGCTGCATCTATCTGCTTGGAGCAGAAGACTATGGAATCCCGGAAACCATTCTCCAGCGGTGTCGGGATACTGTTCAGCTCTATGGAGCTTACTGCTACAACGTGGCGACAGCGGGAAGCATTGTGATGTACGACCGTGTCACCAAAGCCCAGAAGAAGGCTGGTCACTGGATCGAAGGAGGCTATGCCAATGAAGCCAATCTATGAACCCAAAGGCGCAGCGAAGGAGTATGGCGACCTCGCCCTCAACATCTACACGGGATGCCCGCACAGGTGCTTTTACTGCTTTGCGCCGAGTGTGCTGCGGCGGGACCGGGAGAGATTTCACAGCGACGTGAGGCCGCGGGAGAACATCGTGGAAGAGACGCGCAGGCAGCTGGAGCGGGAAGGGATTACCGGGAAGCTGATCCATCTGTGCTTCACCTGCGACCCATATCCGACGGGATATGACAGCACGCCGACGCGGGAGATCATCAAACTGCTGAAGGAATACGGGAATCGTGTGCAGATATTGACCAAGGGCGATGGCAGCCGGGATTTTGACCTTCTGGATGCAAATGACTGGTATGGCGTAACCATCGACGGCGCTTGCGAATGGGATATGTACTTTGGGAAATTGAATGTGGTGCAGGAAGCGAAAGCACATGGAATCAAAACATGGTGTTCCTATGAACCTGTTGTAAATGCTGAAAATGTACTCGATTGCATATTCCGGTTCAACCGCAGTTTCGACAAAATCAAGATCGGGAAACTGAACTATCACCCGTCGAACATCAACTGGAAGCAGTTCGGGCATGAGGCGGAAGCGCTTTGCAAAGAGTGGGGCGTTGACTACACGATCAAGGACAGCCTACGGGCAGAGATTGAGCGCCCATGAAGAAAGCGAGAATCACGCTTCAAGAGTGGCTGCGCTATGTCGATTCCCTCTCGGAGCCGGTCACAGTCGCCGTGCAATTCCCCTGTCGGCAGAAGAAGTATTACACCGGCTTCACGGAGGTTAGGTGCAGAGCCAGCCCTGCCGAGCTGGAGGCCCCGGTCTCCAGCGTATTGATTGGCCAAGGCGATGACGGCATCGTGATCGAGCTGGTGCCGCCGAAGCAATACAGCACGAAGAAACCATAAGGAGGAAACACCCATGAAAAAGATACTTTCTGTGATTCTGATGGTTGTCATTCTGATCGGAGTCTGCATCTCCCTGACCGCCTGCGATGAACCCTCCGCGCCCACCGGCTCCTATGCTGACAGGCAGAACACCAAGGCCGTGGCCGATTCCCTCTCACAGTCCCAGCCCACGCCCACCGACATCAATTTCTCCCTGGAACGCTTCAACCTGATCCGCCGCGCCTATTGGGTGAATGGCCAGCGCGAAAAGGCCGCATCCGTGATCTGCCGGGTGGACAGGCCGCTGGGATACATCGTGCTGTTCACCGAGAGCGGATCCGTGGTTAATCGCTTTGTGGTCGATGGGAAGGTCAGCAGCCTCAACAGCTACCTGACCGCTGACAGCGATTACTATGAGATCGCCACCGGCTCATCCTCGACATACAGAAACAACTGGCTGGCCGACGTGGACGGCAGCTATGGCGAGAACGACAGCGGGATCTTTTTCTTTACGCCGGATGGCAAATACATCGAATGGACCGGCACATACCTCTATTCGGATATTCCGTTTGAAGTCGATAATCCCGTCGTGACCTGGAAGGAGGGCTGACATGAAAGAATTATGCATAGCGCTGGGAGTGGCGCTCCTGATCGCGATCCTGTTCGTGGCCTGGAATCCGATTGGAAGAGGCGTATGGAACGCCAACCAGTACGCCGTCCAGAAGGTGGACGATGCCACGCGATACAGCACCCGGAAGAAGGTCGAGGACAGCTGCAGAGCGATGATCGCGTCCTACACCTCTGACAAGCTCAAATATGAGCAGTACGTATCCAGCGAGAGCGCCGAACAGCGCAGCTGGGGCGAACAGGCGAAAATGAGAGCGAATCAGACAGCGGCCAGCTACAATGAATTCATTCTGAAGAACAGCTATGTGTTTGGTGGAAACATCCCGAAGGACATCCGCACGGAGCTTGAATATCTGACATGAGGCAAGCACATGAAGTGTGAACTGTATCACGACAGCTTCCAGAACTGGAAAAGCTATCCGATCCAGAAGGCGCAGCTGATCATTGCGGACATCCCCTATAATCTGGGGAATGCCGCATACGGCTCCAATCCCATGTGGTACATCGGCGGCGACAACAGGAACGGCGAGAGCGAGAAGGCCAAGTCCAGCTTCTTCAACAGCGACGGCTATTTCCGCATCTCCGAGTATTTCATGTTCTGCTCCCGCCTGATGAAGCCGGAGCCGAAGCAGGGCAAGGGCGGCGCTCCGTGCATGATCGTGTTCTGTGCCTATCAGCAGCAGAACGACGTGATTCATTGGGCGGCTGACGCCGGATTCGGAAAGTATATCCCTCTGGTATTCTGCAAGAATTACAGCCCACAGGTTCTTAAGGCGAACATGAAGATCGTCGGCGCGACAGAGCACGCTCTCGTGCTCTATCGTGACCGGCTCCCGAAGTTCAACAACTACGGGAAGATGATCTTCAACTGGATGCCCTGGGAACGGGACGGGCCGAACATCCCGAAGATTCACCCGACGCAGAAGCCGGTCAAGCTGCTCAAGCGGCTGATCGACATCTTCACGGATCCCGGCGACGTGGTCATAGATCCATGCGCCGGGTCTGGCAGTACATTGAGAGCCGCAGCGGAGATGCGCCGCCACGCCTACGGCTTCGAGATCGACAGGAATTTCTATAAAGCCGCCAGGGAGCAGATGCTGGATTCCGTCATACTCGACCAGATGAGCATACTGGATCTGCAGACCGCCAGCCGGCGGCAGCAGACGCAAACACAGATGAAGATGGAGGTGTGAACATGAATATCGCCTACATATGCGATGGTCGCGCACCGTGCGCCGGACGCGAGGGCTGCTGCTTTGGAGATCCGCTGCTTGCGGCCTGTACGCGCACCACCAATCCGATCTTTGCGAAGCATGGAGCCTGCGCCCACCCGGAGGAACACCCGGAGCGCTTCAAGGTGGTGGGAGCCGACCGGCACGAGCAGCCGGTTTACATCGAGATGGAGGAAGGAGGTGCGCAGAGTGGGATACACCGATGAGCCGCGCCAGTGCATCGTGGACGGAGCACAGGCCCTGTTTCATGGCTGGGCTGACGTGGAGAAGCCGAACATCGAGGACGGCAAACAGGTCGGTAGATGGAAAAATGTCGCCGCTGTGATCGAGTTCCGCAGCGGCGAGGTGAAGATCGTCAAGCCGACAGACGTTCGGTTCCTGGACGGATACGATAGGTTTTCCCGCTATGATTGGGGTGAAGCCGATGCCTGACGAGGAGAAGCTGGTGAAGGCATTGAGCCTCCAGGAGCGCAAGGAGGCCGTGGAGAGCCATCTGGACTGGCTGGATCAGCAGAAGGCCGTGCTGGATTACTTCTACCAGAGGAACATCGCGGAACTCCACCGACAGCGGGAACAGGCAATCAGCGAGATGCGGAAGATCGACCGTGAGGAAATGAAAGGAAGGTCGGAATGAGAGAGATTCGATTCAGAGCCAAGCGGCAGGACAACGGCGAATGGATTAAAAGCGGCACCCTGGTCACCTTCAACACCGTGGATACGACGGCCTTCTATCTCCCGAAGTCGCCCAGCATCTGCGAAGCGTGTGCAGACGGGAATGGCAATCTGACGGAGCTGGACGGTGAATTCTTCCTGGTGCAAGGTGATACCATCGGCCAGTTCATCGGGGAGCAGGACGCCAACGGCAATGACATCTTCGAGGGCGACATCGTGAAGCACGGCGAGAAGCTATACGTCATCCGGTATAGCGACCACCACGCCCGATTTATCGGGAAAAACAAGAGATCCATCTTTGCCCAATTCCCGTTCGGCAACAGCACCATCATGGGAAACATATACGACCACGCCAATCTGATGGAGGCAGGCAAATGAAAATCGTCAAGGAGGGCGATCTCTCCCGGATTACCACGGTGCGGCGGTTCGAGTGCCCGGACTGTGGATGCATCTGGGACGTGAGCGCCGGCGAATACCGCCGGGAGATTATCTGCGGCAAGCATCTGTGCATATGCGCTTGCCCGACCTGCAAGAAGGAGGTACGAATCGATGATGACACCGAAGGAGAGAGCTTTGGTAGCGACGGCCAGGGCGCAGGGCGTGATCATGACGATGGGCGCTCTGCTCCGTGACATGGGCATCGTCAACATGGTGGACGAGGGCAAGACCGGGAAGCTGGATGAAGTGGTCGGCAATTCCATTCATGCGCTGAACGAGGCGGCGCAGCTGTGGGATTACGCCCCGGAAGCCGGTGAAGGCGATGAGTAGGAAAACGGTCTATGTGGTCAGGAAGGATGGCCTTTACCTGATCAGCTACCGCAAGAGCGACATCCGCGAGTTTGACGGCCACGGCAAACTGACCGATGTTTACACCGGCGTGTACGGCGATGGCAGGAAGGGCGCAAAGGCATTCAAACACAAGGCGATGGCGCTTGAAGTTATGAGGATGATCGACGGCGACAGCGTCGAGGAAGTATTCGCGGAGGTGGATGACGATGCAGATGAAAGTCGTGCTTGACGAGGGAGCATTCATGCCGGAACGCGCACACCCGACCGACGCGGGGCTGGACATCCGCAGCCCCATCAGCATGATCGTCAGGGCGCACGGATCCGCGATCATTCCCACCGGCATCCATGTGCAGCTCCCGCCGAATACGGATGGCCAGATCTGGTCAAAGAGCGGATTGAACACCCAGCACGAGATTACATCCACCGGCCTGATCGACGAGGATTACACGGGAATGATTATCGTCAAGCTGTACAACCACGGCGGCGATGACTTCTTCGTGCATCGCGGGGACAAGATCACGCAGCTGGTTGTCACGCCGGTGCTGTATGTGGATCCGATACAGGTGGATGGGCCGCTGCCGGAGACGCCCAGAGGCGACAACGGATTCGGCTCCACGGGGCGCTGACACTTGACAAAACAGGCGTTTCCCCGCTATTTGCCAGTTTTTTCCCGCCTTGACTTATATGGTATCATGTAGGTGTGAAATATTGCGATGCGCAATCTCACGCACAGCCGCTGTCGAAAGATGGCGGCTCTTTTTTGTGCCTGCCACCAGGCGCATGGGTTGAGTCTGCCAAGTCCGACCCTGATATGTCTCATGCCGTTTCTCCTTAACCCGGCGCGTCGTTACAGCCTGTCGCCACGGGCTGTCCTCGATGGCCGATACCAGTGAGGAGAGACACCGTGGAAAAGAAGTACATCGAGATTGATATAGCCGATCTGGTGCCCTACGACAAGAACCCGCGCCGCAACGACATGGCCGTGGACGATGTCGCGGAGAGCATGGAACAGGTCGGCTACATCACGCCCATCGTCATTGACGAGAACCGGCAGATCCTCGCCGGGGAGACCAGATGCAAGGCGCTGAAGAAGCGCCGGGTGAAGCGCGACAAGGTTCTGCAGGTCTTCGGCCTGACGGAAGAACAGAAAAAGAAGTATCGGCTTCTCGACAACAAGGTCGGCGAGATCGCCGAGTGGGATCCGGAGCTGCTGGCCGGAGAGCTGGAAGAGGTGGACTTCGGCGATTTCGATTTCGGCTTCGACGAGCTGATGGCCGAGCTGACCGATACCAGTGAGGAGGACGGCACACCGCTGAGCACCGCCGTGGAGGATGACGCTGACATCGTGCTGCCGGAGGAGCCGAAGGCCAAGCGCGGCGACATCTACCAGCTGGGCGCTCACCGCCTGATGTGCGGCGACAGCACCGACCCGGCGGACGTGGCGCGGCTGATGGACGGCAAGGCGGCAGACCTCCTGCTGACGGATCCGCCGTACAACGTGAACTATGAGGGCGGCACCGGCCTGACCATCCAGAACGATAACATGGAGGACGCCGCCTTTCGGAAGTTCCTCCGGGACGCATTTGCCTGCGCCGACGGCGTGATGAAACCCGGCGCGGCCTTTTACATCTGGCATGCGGACAGCAGAGGTGCGGACTTCCGCAACGCCTGCGCAGATGTGGGATGGCAAGTCAGGCAGTGTCTTATCTGGAATAAAAACGCTCTCGTCCTCGGCAGGCAGGACTATCAATGGAAACATGAACCGTGCCTTTATGGTTGGAAGGACGGAGCCGCGCATGTGTGGCTCAGCGACAGGAAACAAACGACGGTTCTCGATTTCGATAAACCGTCAAGATCAGAGCTGCACCCGACAATGAAGCCGATACAGTTGTTTGATTATCAAGTGCGTAACAGCTGCCCGGTTGGTGGTGTTGTCCTTGACCTGTTCAATGGTTCTGGCACGACCATAATGGCATGCGAACAAAACAACAGAATCGCCTACTGCATGGAGCTCGACGAAAAGTATGTCGATGCGACAATATCCCGGTGGGAAGCGTTTACAGGTCAAAAGGCGATTCTCTTAGAACGGCTATAAGGCATCCTGCCTTTAGCGGCATAGACGGCGATTGCAACGCCGATGGCGCGGGGTTCTATCCCACCCGCGCCTTTTCTATGCCTATAAAACAACGGGATAGAGAAGGGATAGAGATATGCAGATTATCATTGACAAAGAGTTCCAATCGCTGATTCCTCCGCTGACCGAAGAAGAATACGAGGGACTGGAAAAGTCCATACTTGCGGAGGGTTGCCGGGACGCGCTGGTGCTGTGGGGCGATATTCTTGTGGACGGGCATAACCGCTATGAGATTTGCACCGCGCATGATGTGCCGTTTCAGACGGTGCAAAAGGACTTCGCTGACAGGGACGACGCGCTCCGCTGGATTATTCTCAATCAGTTCGGGCGCAGGAACCTCCCAGTTTACGAACGCGCACGGCTGGCGTTGCGGTTGAAGCCAGTGATAGCTGAAAAGGCAAAAGAGAATCAACGCGGCGGGCAAGGTGGTATTTTGCTTTCACAGAAATCTGTAGAAGCAAAGCCGGTAGACACGCAGAAAGAGATCGCAAAGGCCGCTGGCGTATCACATGATACCATTGCCAAAGTTGAGAAGATTGAACGACAGGCCGCGCCGGAAGTCAAGGAACAACTTCGCAAGGGCGAATTGAGCATTAATCAGGCGTATCAGACGGTACGCCGCGAGGAAAAGAAGCAGGAAGTCCAACAGCGCATTGAAGAACACGCTGCCGAGCAGACCGGCGTTGTGGACATTCAGCAGACCGACAGGAAGTATAATATCATCTACGCAGACCCGCCGTGGCGGTATTGGGAAAGTGGCAACAAGAATCAAGCCCTCCACTACACAACCATGACGATTGATGAAATCTGTGATTTGCCCGTGAAGAACATAGCCGATGATGACTGTGTTCTTTTTTTGTGGGTGACATACCCAATACTGCATGAAGCGTTCCGTGTGATTGAATCGTGGGGATTCAAATATTCGACGGCGGCTTTTGTTTGGGTGAAGAAAAACAAACAAAAGGATTCGCCGTTTATGGGATGCGGCGCGTGGACGCGGGCAAACAGCGAACTTTGCTTGCTTGCCACAAAGGGTAATATCATGCGGCTGGATGCGTCAATATCGCAAGTCGTGGAAAGCCCGATTGAAGAACACAGCAAAAAGCCTGACATTGTGCGGGATCTCATCACGCGCCTCGTGGGCGAATTGCCCCGCGTGGAGCTATTCTGCCGTAATCCTGCCGAAGGGTGGGACGTATGGGGGAATGAAGCGTGATTTGCGACTTCAACAGGGATTTGGAATATTCGCTTGGTGAACGGCAGCGGGTGGATTGCGACATGATACAAAGGGCAATACCAAACTGCGTGAGCGTAGAAAAAACAAATACCGAGCAGGATAAACGCGGCATTGATTATGTTGCCACACTGGACGGCGGCGCGACAATCAACATAGACGCAAAGGCAAGGCGAAAGGGCGCGGTCAAGCAAGGGCATGAACCGCGCCTTGCCCTTGAATTGTGGAGCGTATGTCCCGACAGCAGGAACAAAGGAAAACCGGGTTGGACGTGTTCGCGGTCAACAGAAGTGGATATGATTCTATACACGTTCGACAGGTCGGAATGGGATAAATTTTATTTAGTGCCATATCAGCATTTACGCATGGCATTTCAGCGCAATTACAAAACTTGGGCGCAGAAATACCCGCCGCGAAAGCAGGATAACAGAACATGGAAAAGTGAGGCCATGTTTGTTCCTGTGTCTGTGGTTTTGGATGCAATCACAGCGCAAATGACAGGAACAGCATAAAACAGCGAAAGGATCACGGAGAATGAAGCGCACGGACACGTTTTATCAGTCGAGCAAATGGAAGCATCTGCGCAGCGTCATCCTTCGACGCGACGGATATATGTGCCAGATCAGCAAGCGTTACGGCAAGCGGATCCAGGCGGACACGGTCCATCATGTGTTCCCTCGGGAGGAGTTCCCGGATTACCAGTGGGAGCCGTGGAACCTGATCAGTCTGGCTGGAGATGTGCATGACGAGATGCACGACCGGCAGTCCGGCGCGCTGACCGCGAAAGGTGCGGAGTTGCTGCGGAGGACGGCGAGGAAGTACGGCGTGGAGATTCCGGGGCATTACAGATAGGCTTTAAGGCCGTGAGGCCATAGAGCGGCATAGACGGTGATTGCAACACCGACAAGCGCGGGGACTATCCCACCCGCGCTTTTTCTATGCCTGATAACTTTTAAGACATCAAACGGGATAGGAGAAGGGATAGGGGTATGGCGAAAGCGAGATATGCGCATGACCAGATTGTGCGCGCGATTAACGAAGGGAAGACCTATACGGAGATTGCTTCCATGCTGGGCTGCGCTCGTGCTACGGTGAGCGATTACTGTAGGAGAATCGGCATAGCTTACAACCCGAACGACAGGTCGAGGCAGAGGCGTTTACAGATTCAGGACAGGCTGGAGAGCGGCATGTCCGCGATCGATATAGCGCAGGAGATTGGGTGTTCCTTGCCTCTGGTCTACAAGGTTGGCGGGGAATGTGGTCACGAGTTTAAGGGCCTCAGCGTGATGCCGGAACACGGTGATGAAGTCATCGCTTTGGTTCGTGCGGGTGAGACCTTCGCGGATGTTGGAAAACGGTTTGGGTGTTCAAAGAATGCTGTCGCGGATTACTGCCACAAACGTGGTGTCCGGAGCAGATGGGAAGATCACAATCAATGGGGCGAATATGATGAACGGCTTCGCCGTGCCGTGAAGGTGATCGAGAAACATGCGCCGACGTTTGAATATGTCGGCGGCTTTACTGACACCGACAGCCCGGTCGACCTGCGCTGCAAGGTGTGCGGGACGGTCAAGCGTGTGAGCATGATCACCGTGCGCAAAGGGAAAGTCGAATGCGTGGTTTGCAGGAAGTTGGAAACCGAAAAGAGGCAACAGGCAAAACGGGATGAAAAGGCCAACGAGATCAAAGAGCGACAGGAAGCAAAAGCCCGGAAGCGTCTGCTGAAATGGATTGCTAAATCTGAGCAGACGGAGCTGCGTTTCTGTTCATGTGGCGCACCGCTGGCGAATAATCTGTCGGATTATTGTACTGGGTGTCAGAGGCGGATCGCCAATAAGCGCAAGGAAATATCCCGGCGCGTGAAGATAAAGAACGCGCTGATTGATTCGGACATCACCGTTCAGGGAGTGTTCAGGCGCGACGGTGGGCGGTGTTGGCTGTGTGGTGAACAGTGCAACCCGAATGACTTTGTGGAGCACGAGGGCGTGATCATTTGCGGTGATCAATATCCATCGATTGACCACGTGATACCGCTAAGCAAGGGTGGCGAGCACTCGTGGGCGAACGTAAAGCTGGCACACCGACGCTGCAACTATTTGAAGTCTGACAGTATGCCCCCGGGGTGCGCCTGACCGCCGCCGGCCCGGTGGGTCCGGTGGGGGGCAATCTTTTCCAACTGCGCGGCGATTTTAACCAAAAGGGGTCACGAGGAGGTGAGGGCGATGACCCAGGCTGAATGGGTTGAGCGAATTAAGAATAGCGCCGTTGAAGCCGGGACGTATCGCCCCTTCTTTGATGACGTGATAGCGACGCTGGGCGGCATCCTTGAACGCCGCGACCAGGCACAAGAGCTTTTCGTGAAGACGAAGCAGAAGGTCATTGTGAAGCATACCAACAAGGGCGGAGCGACCAACATCGAGCAGAATCCGCTCCTGCGACTGATCAACGATTTGAACCGGGACGCGCTTGCCTACTGGCGCGATCTCGGATTAACTCCGGCTGGGCTGAAACGCATCAATGAAGAGGCGATGAAGAAGCCCAAAGAAAACGCACTGGCAAAGGCGCTGAGAGAGCTTGGCTAAGCACTACAAGCACATCGCCATCAAGTATGCCCAGGCTGCAGCTGCTGGTGAGATCGTATGTGGCGCGGAGGTCAAGGCGGCGGCAGAGCGATTCCTCGCTGATCTGAAACGCCGCGACCTCAAGCTACACACCAAAGAGCCGGACTTTGTGTGCAACATCATCGAGCGCTTCATGGTGCATAAGCAAGGCGAGACGCTCGATGGTACGCCGCTGACAAATTCACCGCTGATCCTTCAGCCGTGGCAAGTATTCTGCGTTTATAACATCGTCGGATTCTATTACAAAAACACCAATGAGCGCCGCTACAAAGAGGCGTTCATTTTTGTACCTCGAAAATCAGGCAAGACCATGTTCATCGCGGCGCTGGCCTTCGCCCTCGCGCTGCTGGAACGCAAGAGCGGCGCGAAAATCTACATCGTGGCTGCTTCTTTGAAACAGGCTTGCCAGTCCTTTGAGGATATTCTGTACACGCTGCGATACCGGGAGATCATCGGTGATTTCCGGGTGCGTGACAACAACGCCGAGCATTCCATCTCCATGACCTTCTTGGATGACCTCGGAAGGCCGGATGGCTCGATCGACATAGAAGCCCTGGCATCCAACCCGGACGCCCAGGATTCATTCAACTGCAATATCGCCATCGCCGACGAAGTACATGCCTTCAAGAAGGCCAGCCAGTACAACCGCTTCAAAGAGGCGATGAAAGCATACACCAATAAGCTGATGATCGGCATCACCACCGCCGGCGACAACGTCAATTCGTTCTGTTACCGCCGACTGGAATATGCCGTGAAGGTCGTAAACGGAACCATCCAGGACGATTCCCTGTTTGTGTTTGTTTCCCGCGCCGATCAGGATGAGAAAGGGAACGTCGATTACACCGACCCCATTCAGCATCAAAAGGCAAATCCGTCCTACGGCATCACCATTCGCCCGGGGGACATCATGCAGGACGCCCTTCAAGCGCAAAACGACCCACAGCAAAGAAAAGACTTCCTGTCCCGGTCTTTGAACATCTACACCACGGCCATGAATGCCTACTTCGATCTGAACGAGTTCAAGACCTCGGATGCCACATACAAGTGGACGCTGGATGAGCTGGCGAAGCTGCCGATTGACTGGTATGGCGGCGCTGACCTGTCCAGGGTGCATGACCTCACGGCGGCGGCGCTCTATGGCGTGTATGGCGACGTGGACATCATCATCACTCATGCCTTCTTCCCCATCACAGAGGCGGCGCGGAAGGCCGAGGAAGATGATATCCCGCTGTTCGGCTGGCAGGATGACGGCTGGCTGACGATGTGCAACAGCCCCACCGTGAATTACTCTGACATCGTGAACTGGTTTGTGGAGATGCGCAAGCGCGGCTTCCGGATCAAGGAAGTCGGGCATGACATGAAATTCGCCGGTGAGGAGTACATCCCACTCATGAAACAGGCCGGATTCAAGATCGCAAACCAGCCGCAGATGTATTACATCAAGAGCAAGGGATTTAGACACATCGAAAAGGCCGCGAAGGATGGCCGCTTGTACTATCTGCACTCTGATGCGTATGAGTACTGCGTGGCCAACGTCAAGGCTATAGAGCAGATGGACGATCTGATCAAGTACGAGAAAGTCCAGCCGGAACACCGCATCGACCTGTTCGACGCTTCCGTGTTCGCCTGTGTGCGGATGCTTGAGGGCACCGTGAAGAAAAACAAAGCCCGTAAGTGGTTTGGGGGTGACTGACTGTGAATCTTTTTGAGCGCCTTGCCAATCGCTGGCGCGGAAATAGGAAAAGGGATGCCACTCCCAACAACGGCGTAGCCGTTTGGCTGGATGGTGGTGATCTCTGCGTTCCTGGCTATACCAGGCTGTGTGACAACCCGGAGATCATGACCGGCTGTTTGCGCATCGCGGAGCTGATCGGCTCCATGACCATCTACCTGATGAGCAACACCGACGAGGGCGATGTGCGGATCGTCAATGAGCTGTCCCGGATGATTGACATCACTCCGAACGGCACCATGACGCGCAGCCAGTGGATGACAGCCATCGTCATGAATCTGCTGCTGCACGGCAACGGAAATAGTGTGGTGGTCCCGCACACACACAACGGCATATTGCAGAGCATGGAGCCTATCGCCGCTTCCCGTGTCACCTTTAATCCGAAACCCGGAAGCTACCGCGATTATTCTGTGTGCATCGACGGCAAGGAGCGCAGCCCGGAGAGCGTGATGCACTTCACCTATAACCCGGATCCGAAATACCTATGGAAGGGCCGGGGCATGACCATCCTGCTGAAGGACATCGCCAACAATCTGAAACAGGCGCAGAAGACCGAGAACGCATTCATGGCGTCCGAATGGAAGCCGTCGATCATCGTCAAAGTGGATGCGTTGACCGAGGAATTCGCCAGCCCGGAAGGCCGCGAGAAGCTGCTGCAAAGCTACGTCAAGCCGCAGCAGACCGGGCAACCGTGGCTGATTCCCGCCGAGCAGTTCCAGGTGGAGCAGGTGCGGCCATTGTCCATCGCCGATCTCGCCATCAAAGACACCGTGGAGCTGGACAAGCGCACCGTGGCGGCTGTGCTGGGCGTCCCGGCATTCCTGCTGGGCGTCGGGGAATACAGTCAGACCGAGTGGAACAACTTCGTGCAGACGAAGATCAGAGCCATCGCGCTGAACATCCAACAGGAGATGACGCGGGTGCTGATCATTTCACCTAAGTGGTATCTGACGCTCAATTTCTGGTCGTTGATGGATTACGACCTCAAGAGCACCAGTGACATCCTGCTGGCCGGTGCTGATCGCGGTTATGTGTGCGGTGACGAATGGCGCGACAGGATGCACATGGCCCCTGCGGGATTGAAAGATTATAAGGTGCTGGAAAACTATATCCCATATGAGGATTCCGGCAAGCAAAAGAAACTGATACAGGAAGGTGATTGATGATGAAGCCCGCAAAGCTGACGTGTCCCCATGCGAAGTATGACGCGAAGATGCACATCCAGTGCGAGAAGGTTGGCGACATGTGCGCCCACCAGAGATGGTGCAATTACAAGGGCTGGTGTGTGCTGACCGATCAGGCAGACAACTGCCCGGCAAGGAGGGAAGAGACCCATGAGCGAGAAGTTAAGGCAACTAAGAAGCGTCGCAACAAAGTTTGAGACGCGGGAGGATGGCGATGAGCATGTGCCGCACATCTCCGGCTACTTCGCCTCCTTCTCTGATATTTATGAAATCGCGCCCGGCATGACTGAGAGCATCGCCAAGGGCGCTTTTTCTCGGACACTGGGCGGGGATATCCGCGCCCTGGTCAACCACGACACGACTTTGGTTCTCGGACGGACGAAGGCGCACACGCTGGATCTGAAAGAGGACGAACACGGTCTCTGGGGAGACGTCACCATCAATCCGAAAGATGTGGACGCCATGAACCTGTATGAGCGTGTGAAGCGCGGAGACGTTGACCAGTGTTCCTTTGGATTTGAGATCGTCTCCGAGGAAACCGACTTCCGCGAAGATGGCTCCATCCACTGGACCATCACCGAGGTAAACCTGTTTGAGGTGTCTGCCTGCACTTTCCCGGCCTACAAGGATACCAACATCTCTGCGCGGAGCGCCGAGCGCGATGAGATCAAGGCCAGGGAGCTGATGGCGTGGAAAGAAAAAATGAGAGGGAGGTTAGAGCATGGCTCTGAAGACCCTGCTTCTGAGGAAGCGCATTGATAACAAAAAGAAGGAGCTGGAAGCCCTCAAGGCCAAGGACTTCTCCGCTCGTGAGGCCGAGCTGAAGCAGGCCATCGAAGAGGTTGAGACCGAAGAGCATCGCGCCGAGATCGAAGGCATGATCAATGACTTCGATTCCGAGAAGGCTGATCACGACAAGGCCGTCTCCGATCTGGAGCGCGAGATCGAAGGTCTGGAAAACGACCTCGCCGCCGAAGAGGAAGCCCAGGATACCGAACCGCCTGCCGAAAAGCAGCCGGAAGAGAGAAAGGATGAGAAGACCATGAAGAACCGCGAAGCTATTCCCACCATGACCATCCGCGACCGGCTGGTCGATATCGTCACCCGCGACAACGTCAAGGATTACCTTGCCGAAGTCCGCGCTGCCATCAAGGAAAAGAGGGCGCTTACCGGCGTCGGCCTGCTGATCCCCGACGTGATGCTGGAGCTGATCCGCTATGAGGTCGCTCGTGCTTCCCGTCTGCTGCCCTTCGTGAACGTGCGCCCCGTGTCCGGCGTCGCCCGTCAGAACATCAGCGGTGTCATCCCCGAGGCCATCTGGACTGAGATGTGCGCCAATCTGAACGAGATCGCCCTGGGCTTCAACCAGATCGAGGTTGACGGCTACAAGGTCGGCGCGTACATGGCCGTCTGCAACGCCTCCCTGGAGGATTCCGATGTCGCGCTGGCCAATGAGATCGTGACCGCTCTCGGCGGCTCCATCGCCAAGGCTCTGGACAAGGCGATCCTGTTCGGCACCGGCACCAAGATGCCCACCGGCATCGTGACCAGGCTGAAGCAGGAATCCCAGCCCGCCAGCTGGGGCACCAACGCCCCCGCGTGGGTTGATCTGCACAGCACCAACATCCTGACGCTGAACATCGGCTCCACCCGTGGCGCGGAGTTCTTCGAGAACCTGCTCGGCGCTCTGGGCGTGGCGAAGCCCATATACAACGATGATGGCCTGTTCTGGGTGATGAACCGCAAGACGCACATGAAGGTGATCGCCAAGGCTCTGGCGTTCGACTCCAGCGCAGCTCTGGTCGCCAACACCCAGCTGATGCCCGTCATCGGCGGCACGGTGGTCGAGTTCGAGGATTCCGAAATCCAGGACAACACCATCTATGGCGGCTTCGGTGGCAACTATCTGCTGGCCGAGCGTGCCGGCATCGAGTATGCCAACTCCGACATCCCGCTGTTCCTCCAGGATCAGACCGTGTTCAAGGCCACGGCCCGCTACGACGGCCAGCCCCTGGATGGCAAGGCCTTCGTGGTCGTGAACTTCAACAACACCAGCCCGACCACCTCCGCCACCTTCCCCGATGACTGGGCCAACGCCGATCTGAACGAGCTGACCATCAGTGCGGCGGCTTCCGGCTCCAACGCTGGCAAGACCGTCCTGACCGTCACCGATTACCTGGCCACTGACACCCCGGTGCTGTACTACAAGCTCGGCACTCAGGCGGTCAAGGCTGGCGACGTCATCGCCACCAGCGGCACCGGCGCTTGGGCGTCCCTGACCTCCGGCACCACGGAGATCACCGCAGCAGCTGGCAAGAAGATCACTGTGGTCGAGCTGAATGCGGCTGCTGCCTCCGGCGGCGTGGTTGTGTCTGCCGGCGTCGTAGCGTCCGTGCCGAAGGCGTAATGATCGCGGGGTGAGCAGATGGAAACCATGCTGACGATGCTGAAGACCGACCTGGGCATTCGCACATCGACAGCTTACGACGCGCGGCTGACCCAGCTGCTCACCGCCGCCGAGTCGGCGATCCGCAAGGAGGGGGCGTCCACGCTGGACGCCTCCGACCCGCTGGATCAGCAGCTGATCGTGATGTACGCCGCATGGCTGTGGCGCAGGCGCGACAACATGGATGGCATGCCCCGTATGCTGCGCTGGACGCTGAACAACCGGATTTTCGGTGAGAAGGCAGGTGCGACCGATGGTTGACACCGAGATCACCCTGATCAAGCCCGCTGGGCGTGAACAGGACGCGACGGGTGTATGGCGCACCACCGAGCCGGAGAGCCGGACCATACTGGCCCGCATGGACGACGTGAGCCGGGCGGAGTTTTTCGCCGCTGGCCAAAGTGGCATGCGCGCGGAGTTCCGCTTCATCGTGGCCCCGATCGAATACGAGGGCGAGGCGGTGTGTGAGTGGGCGGGCAAGCGCTACGCCATTTACCGCACCTACCACGTACCGGGAACGGATGATCTGGAGCTCTATGTTCAGCGGGAGGTGGGCGTGTATGGCTAAGACGCCGATCGACCAGCTGAACCGGGCGATCTCCGGGATCCTGTCGGAGTACGCCGAGGACATTCAGGGCAACGTGGACCGGATCGCCGAGCAGATGGGCAAGAAGGGCGTGCAGGCACTCCGCAAGGAAGCTCGGCGGGTACTGAAGCCCAGCAAGAGCGGCAAGAGCGAATATACACGGGGATGGAAGATGCAGGTGGAGAAGGGCCGTCTGAGCACGACTGTCACGATCTACAATGACCATCCAGCCCTGCCACATCTGCTGGAGTATGGCCACGTGACCCGCAACGGCACGGGCAGGACCTACGCGCCGACCCCGGCCCACGCGCATATCGCGCCTGTGGAGAAAGAGCTGGTGGAGACTTTTGAGCGAGAGGTGGTGGCGAAGCTGTGACCCGAGAACAGATCGCGAGCATGATCGAGAGCATCGGCCTGCCCTACGCCTACGATCATTTTAAGGAAACAGAAGCGCCAGGGAATCCGCCGTTTATCTGTTTCTTCTACCCATCCCACGATGACTTCATCGCGGATGATACCAACTACCAGTCAATCATTCGGCTGGTGATCGAATTGTACACCGACAACATCAACTTCACGCTTGAATCGCAAGTGGAATCCGCCCTGACAGGCGCAG